CGCCTCGGACTGCCGGGAATCGACCCATACTTCCGGCGCATCGCTGAGCGCCTGCCGGAACTGCGCGGAAAAAATCTAGCGTGCTGGTGTCCGAAAGAATTGCCTGACTGCTATTGCCATGCTGGCACGCTGATAAATCTAGCGAACGTCTGAAAACCTTTATGAACACGAAAACCAAACTGAAACCAGCGGCTCGCATTCGCCGCTGGACGTGGGTAGAAGCCGGAGCATACCTAGAGGCTCACTGCGGCAGACTGAACGTATCGCAAATAAGAACAAGATGGCCAGACGGCCGAATAACGGAAATGGTATGGCAATACTCAGCGGATAGCACCTGCGTATCAGCCGCCAAGACCGCGCTGGAAGCAATACAAATACACATGGCATCGGGAAAATCAACGGAGAAAAGGAGAAAAGCGGACGGGTATCTGCGGTCGGGCCGTGGCAAACCGCCGACTTTGGAAAAGCTCCTTAACGACAAGCTAAGGCACGACGGAGAAAAACTATGAGCAAAACTTTACAAATGGATATCGAATCAATTCAGCAGCGCCTTGTTCTGCCTCCGGTGCTCGATGCCCGATGTGGCTCCCGAATGTTTTGGTTCGACCGTAAGGACCCTCGCGCGCTGTTCGTGGACAAGAGGCGCGCGCGGCATATGACGGCTGACTGCTCGGTGAAAAACGGCGAGCGGGAAATCGTCGTTGATCCCGACTCGGTTGCCGACTTCACGGCGCTGCCGTTCGCGGCTGACACGTTCGCTCACGTCCTCTTCGATCCGCCGCCCATCCATCCCCGTTCCTCTGCTTCGTGGACGCTGAAAAAGCATGGAGTAATTGACTGTGAATGGCTCGAGATGCTTCGCCAAGGCTTCGCCGAGTGCTTCCGTGTTCTGCGTCCCTTCGGGACGCTGATCTTCAAATGGAACGAGATCGAAGCGCCGCTCCGTGAAATCCTCGCGCTCACTCCCGAGCGGCCGCTCTACGGACATCGCACTGGGAAGCAAGCCAAGACGCACTGGGTTGCATTTCTGAAGGGCGGCGGGGGTGCGGAGCTGGGGGGCGACGGAAACGCTGAGATGAGCGAGGGACCGCGTTCCACTACCGCCGTCATCACCCATGACGAGCGGAGCGAGGAATTGGGTGCATGAACTGGTTAGCGATCTTCCAAACCACCAACCCACATCAAAACCATGAGCTTCCACAACGAAACGAATGTGACAAAGACCCGCCGAACCAGATCGTGTGACTGGTGCTGCGAGCCAATCGAAAAAGGAAACCGATCCGTCGCCACGTCCGGCGTATTTGAAGGTGACTTCTTCTCGGGGCGATACCACCCCGAATGCCATTCCGCTATCACGCGGTATTACGAGAAGCACCGCTGCTGGGGCGAGGAAATGCCCAGCGAGCCAAAGAACCGGGGCGGCATCGAAGAAAAGGGCGATCCGGAAGAAGAATCCATTCTCGCTAACGATGAAGCTCTGCGACAGCGCGGGGGAAAGCTATGAACGAACTCGAAACATCCGGGCTACCCGGCGCGACGCTCGCAGAGCGGAGCGGGCGGAGCGGAGTGGGCGGAGTTCGTAGATTTGATGCCGAAGGCGTAACTCTATTCTGCGCCGACTGCCGAGAAATCATCCCGACGCTGACCGGCGTGGACTCGGTAATCACTGATCCGCCATACGGAGTCGAATTGAAGGCGAAGCGAGCAAAGCAGCGCGGCGGTGGCGTGACTGCGCGGGATGGAGAATACAACCACGAAGACACGCCGGAATACGTCAAAGGTGTAGTTGTGGCGGCAATCGGGATGTGCCTGGTGACGGCACCGAGCATGGCGGTAACGCCCGGCACAAGGAACCTGCATCTCTACCCGATCCCGGATGACATCGGCTGTTTCTTCTCGGCGGCTGGGACGGGCATGGGCCGATGGGGGTTCACCTGTATGCAGCCGATCCTCTACTACGGCAAAGACCCATATCTGGCGCGGAGTATGGGCAGCCGGGCGAACTCCTGCGGGCAGACATATCCGAACGACTCCAATGAGCAGCCGCACCCGTGCGCAAAGCCCATCGCAATGATGCGCTGGATCGTGGCGCGTGCGAGCCTCGAAGGAATGACCGTGCTCGATCCATTCATGGGCAGCGGCACGACCGGAATTGCCTGCATCGAAGGGCGGAGACGCTTCATCGGAATCGAGAAAGACCCAGCACACTTTGAGACTGCCGTGCGACGAATTAAAGCGGCGCTCGCGCAAGGTGTTCTGTTCCCCGTGGGCGGCGGGGGTGCGGAGCGGCAGGGAGAGTTGCTTTCGGCGACAGAGAAGCAACCTAACGCCTGAAAACCTTGCCAATGAACGAGAAAACTGACAACGCGAGAAAGAGATAAGGAGCCTGTATGACTAAGCGTACATTTTCGCTGATGCTGCGTTACTCTGGCTGGATGCTGACCCACGAAGGCATATTTAAGCTTACGGAGTCGGTGGACGCCAAGACGGGCGGAAAGAAAGCCCGATGGAAGGCGTGGAAGCGCGTTTGGCCGAACGCCCCGCGCCCTCCTACTCCGATCCGACGACGAGCCAAGGCACGGCGAGACGTGAATTTATGATCAAGTTTCCATCCGATATTCGTGGAATGGCATCGCTCGAACTGCCGGAAAACTGGCAGGAACTTTGGGCTTCCACATGGTCATTGGAAGAAAAAGAGGAGGCGTGTAGGCGCCTGTCTCACAGCGAACGAAAGGGGGTTGCATGCCCGGTCAAGTCGGCCGCGCTTGTCGCGATGTTGGTTGAGGACGCGAGGCAGTACAAAGACAGCTTTGATTCAGCATGCCCAATAGCGAGCTTCTATCCCAGCTACAACCAGGCGCAAATCCTGAATGCGTGGCATCCCGCATTTGAACCTGACGAAGCGCCGACCGGGTATCGGTCGGTATTGATTTTCCTAGAAAACAGAGGTGGGAAAACGACCGCCGTGGTGATTGACACGCTGCTTTGGATGATCCCGAATGACCCCGCTTGGGCAATGTTTCAACCCATGGAAGACGAATTTGGGAGAGGCACCTACACGGTTCTTCCACGGCCGGAATGGGCGACATGGAAAGCGACCGGGAAGATGATTTTGCCTTGGTTGAAAGGTCCGCCAAAAGCGGGGCGGCATTGTTCAATCTGGCATGGAGTGCCTGATCGATCTCATTGGGAACAAGTTGTTGGTGCCGAATATAGGAAATGGATTCCCAGCTACGAGATCGCCACTCGCGGACCGAAGAACGAGGAGGACTGGAACAAGACAGAGATGTATTTTAAGACCCGCTGGGGGCACATCGTATATGGGAAACTCTATGGGTCCGACACCCTGGCATGGTCCGGCAAAGCGTGTTGGCGCGTGAATTTCGATGAGGGAATGGACAAGGCGACATTGGGAGAAGCGCTGCCTCGCGTGCAGTCGGAGGGATCATTATATTGGGCGTACACGCCAGCCGAGGCGAGGAACACCGGCAGAAGAACTCAACTGGCGTTCCAATGTTACCAGGGGAAATATCCACTTGTTGGCAAGGTGAAATCGTTCACGGATTTGGGTGGGATCGATACGATCCCAGACCGGATCATGCCAGCGGCCAAGAAAGCGGACGACAAGGCCCGGTACGCCAAGATGGGTGCGGAGGGAAAAGTTCGGGCGCGAGGCGGATTTTTTACATCCAGCCCACTTGTTTTCAATCATTTCGAGCGTGAATTTCACGTGCTTCCAATGGATAGCCGGGAAGCAATCGAGAAGTGGGGGGGCGTGGCGAACTTTTTCCGTGGCATTGACGAGGGCATTGCGCACCCCGCCGCGTGCGTTTGGGCCATGCTGCTCCCAACTGGCGAATGGATCCTTTACCGTGACTACAAAATAACGAATCGGTCGATCAGCGAGCGGGTAAAGGACATAGTGGAGGCATCCGGCAATGAATTGACTGAAACCAAGACAATCGGACCCGACAATCAGGTTGCCATGCGATACAAAGAACGATACGTGCGCGAGAAGTTTCGGGCTACACTGGCAGACTGGCATCTCTGGAACCGGAAAAACGAAAGCTTGCGCGATTCCCGGGCGGATGACTACCGAAAGGCGGGGATGCTGATCCGAAAATCAACCCAGCTTGGACCCGCCGCCCGGTGCGATAATGTAAATGATTTGATGCGGAAAGACCATACCCGACTACATTTGCTCACAGGATACGCCCCCGGCACCCGGCTCTACGTCACACGGAATTGCGGGGACGTGATTGAGCGAATGGAAAACTATTTGCAAGCGCAATACAGCAGCGGCCAGAACGCCGGGGAGTTCAAAGGCAATCCCGACGAGCTCGGGGACGACATACCAGATGCCTTTTGCTACGCGCTTCTGGGAGGATTCCGATGGATCCCACCCGCTGATATATTTGGAATCGGGGTTGACGGGGATGGAAATGACTTGCAATCTTCCACGGATACTGCTTTCAACCCAATCACCGGATACCAGTCAATATCAAGATGATCAGCGACTCCAAAGCCGACGCCATGCTTTCCACTGACTCCGAACGGGATCAGGGGGATGAGGAGGATATTTTCCATAGAGACGAAGTTGAGGTTGATGGGAAAATGGTCCCGATCAGCCACACAACAGGGGAACCCGACAAGCGAAGTCTGAAAAAGCCTGATGGATGGGTGTCCCCACTCAAAGAGTTCGCTGACCGCTCTGCCCGAGCCAAGCGCATGATGCCTGAAATCAAGACGATCCAGGTTGACGAGGTTCTGACCATCGAGGCGCAACGCACGAAGCTGGGCGGGAATTGCCTGATCCTGATCAACGACATGCAATCGAGGATCGCTTTGGCTGGCGCAAAAACGATTGGCCCTGTAGAAGCGTCGCAGATTATGGAGCGAACCGCCCGCGTTTACGAGACGATCATGGGAAGTCAGCAGCAGAAAAATCAGTTCAATTTCATCTCTTGCCAGCAGGCCAATGTGGCCGAACGAATCATCCAACAATACGGTCAAACCGCACCCGCATAATGAGCCCCGACCCCAGAGACACTGCCCCGTCAATCGACAATCAAACGCCTCAGATCGACCCGAATATGGCGAGCGACCCCGATCTTTGTAAGGAAATCATCCAGTTCATTTATCGGAACTACTTTTATCCCTACCTCCTGAATCAACAAAGGTTGCACTCGGTTTGGTTGGGCATTGACCGGGCATGGCGATGTATGAACGCAAGCTCCGATCTTTCCTACGACCCTTTCGCGGAGAAATCAGAAGAGTGGAATAAGCGTGTCGGATCTGGAAAAAACAACGGCAACGCATCCGTTTCGCCGTCCGACATTTACCAACAGGTAAACGCCCTCTCGACGATGGCGTTTGGTTTATCGTGGAAGAACGGAGTCCCGGCCAAGTTCAAGAAACCCGAGACTCTGACTGAGCATCCGCTTTACAACCCCAACCAGCAGGCCGTTGCGGCCGCGAATGAACGATTGGGGCAGGAATCAAACAAGTCGGACCTGCGTCTGACGTATCGGAAGTGCTATCCCGACTACATAAAATTCAGTCATACGTGGGCACTATACGACTATGACAGGAGATTCGAGGCCGTTATGGACCCGACCACCGGCCAACCCGTATTGATTCCCTCGACGTTCTTCACTCGGGCGGAAAAACTGAATATCGATCAGGTTTACATTGATTATTTAGTGTCGGTTTCGCCCATCGAATCGCAGGACTGCCCGATCATACGACGAATGGTGACAAAATCCGCGCTGTTCAAAAACGAATACGAACCGCAGGTCAATCCGTTCGGATGGCTGAATATTGACGATGCGATCTCTGAAACATCGACACTCTACGCCATGTCGAAACAGGACATGCAATATGCCTCCGCGCTTCTCCAGACGCGATACGGCATTTCAGACAGCAGCGCGGGCCAACGCCCCGTCACGACCGTCAAACAGCTTTACACGGCGTTTGCCATGCTCCCGATCTACCAAGACGAGACCGGCAAGTTCAAAATCACAAACGAAGCGATTGACGTGACCGGCCCCGACGGCACGCCACAGAAGGCATTCATCAGGCCCCAAAGGTTTATCGTGGAGTGGTATGGATACCCGGATCAACGGGGCGGCATTTGCCTTCGCATTCAGAAAAACCCGACAGCAAAGGACAAGGTTCCGCTGCGGTGTATTGTTCACAAGGTCGAGGATACCAGCATGTCAATCCCGGTCTCTGTGTCAGAAATCGCATGGGGCGCTTACAACCAGCTCGCCACGGCACAGGAACAGTTTCACGACAGCAAAAACTATACGATCAATCGTCCATGGAAAGTCAATACGAACGCCAGCGGATTGCTCACGAAAAACCTGAACAAACCGGGGTCAAACATCCCTGTTGATGACCCATCCGACGCCGTTCGAGCGGAGGCGCAGAGCTACGATGAGACAATCACGCTCATCCCATACATGCAAATGATGAAGGGTGAGATAAAAAATATCTTTGGTGCCACCGACACCCTGCTTGGAGAGGTCAGCAGCGGCAGGCGCGCTGCCTCCGAGATTATGACGGCGGCGGATTCGGCGCGAACACCAATCATAGTTGACATTGATTCTTTCAATAGACAGTTCGTCGGGGCCTACGCCGAGTTCATGTTGGACAATCTCAATAAGTGGGGTGATCGCGATTGGATTCGGAAACGCACAGGACTGGAATGGTTCCCGAACATGGAGATCGAGACGGATGTCGCTAGCGACGTGATGGACAACATGATCGCGCAACAAAATACCCGGTATTTTATCGAGACGTTCGGCAACAACCCAATGTTTGCGCAGTACCTGAATACCCCAGGCGCAATCGTGAAACTGGCGCAACTCATGGGAATCAGAGGAATCGAGGAAGTGATCAATGACGGTGGATACGAACAGGCGAAAGCGGAGGCGATGCAGACCGTCACCCGCATCCTCGGCGACGGCGAACCCGTCCCGCCATCCCCGGAAGATCCCGATGAACTGTTTTTGACCGTGTTCCAACAGGCGCTCAAAGATCCATATTGGCAGAAGAGCGCCCCTCAGAACATTCCCATCCTGATTGACCGAATTGGGTTGCAACAGCAGCAGGCCATGATGAAGCAGATGCAGGAAATGCGGGCGCAGATCATGCAACAGCAAATGGCCCTGACAGCGCAAGCCGATGAGAAAGCAGGCAAAGCCGGACCCGGCAGGGCGTCCAGCGGCACGGCGCCCACAAGCCCCGGCAGGGCGTTCCAGCAAGAGGCGGGCCGGTCCATGGGCGGAAATTAATTCGGCGCCCGTGAAGATTTTCATGGACACGAAAGCGGTCTTGTGAGAAATCTGTGTCAGATGAACCGAAACGCGCAGGCCCTGGCCAGACTCAAAAAGGGAAAGAGACTCAATCTGACCGCCGATGAGCGGAAGCGCCGGTCCGTCCGTCTGGAGGGCGCACGGCTCAAGCGCCAGCAAATGCGTGAGATCGAGGCGTCGAGGATCGTGGCGGAGATCATCGGAGACGACGAGTAGAGCCATGGTGATCCTGTCTTCGCCCGTTACCGCTACGCACGACGGCGTTTCGCTCGCCCCGTTCGCCCGGTACGTGGTGACGATCAGCCAAGGGGATGCCATTATCGACGCCCTGAGAAGCAACGACTTGAAGCCGGTCGAGGCCAGCAACTTCAATTCATACGAGCGCCGATATTCCGGCCATGATTTGAACGCCAAAACCCTGTGTATTTACCGGCACGCGGCGTTTGGAGATCAGTTGATGACGACCGCTATTCCGGCTTATTTGAAAACGCGATGGCCGAAGGCGCACGTCATCATGTCGTGCGGTATTGGTGTGTCCGAAGTCTGGGAAAACAACCCTGACGTGGATTTCTGTTCGGGAGCGGTCCCGTTTGAAACGGCTAAATTATCAGATTACCACCTGTTTTTTGAGTCCATGCTGGAATGCAACGGACTAGAAGAACAGGGGAACGCCTACGACGATATGTTCGCGTTCGGCGGGATGCTGGATGTTCCCAATGAGTTTAAGCGTCCGCACATTTATATCGGAACGACGGACATTAAACGGGATTCGGAATGGCGCAACTACATCGGTGAGGAGCCGTATATTGTTTACCAATGGAACGCCGGGAACCCCGTGCGCCAGTATCCGCCCGACATGGCCGCGAAGTTGCTCGAACAATGGGTGGACACGAAAATCGTGGTCGTTGGCAAAACAAAGGACAAGATACCAAGTCTCTCGCACGTCGTTGACCTGACGAACCGGACCAATCATTTCCGGCAGTTGATCCCGATCATCCGGCAGTCGAAAGCGGTTGTCTGCCCCGATTCCAGCATCAGCCACTTGTGCGCGGCGTTCCCCGGGGAAGTCAAGGCGATCAGTCTTTGGGGACCGTTCTCGCCGGATGACAGGATTCTGTATTACGAAAATCACACGGCATTGCAGGGGAGATGTCCGCACGCGCCATGTCGGACACATTCATTCAAGCCGCCAATTGACAAATGCCGGGATGCCGGAGCGGAATATGTTCGGGCCGACAACTGCGCGGCGTTGGCGACAATCACGACCCATGAGATCGTTTCGGCGATAAAGAATATTTTATGAGCAATCGATTCACAGAAGACTATTACCTCTGCGGACGGACAACGGGGTTGTCAAATTACGAAAATTATCGATGGCTTCCCGAGTTGACGATTCCCATGGCAATCAATCTTGCGAGGCGATTAGGCATGACGTTTGGAGACAGCGCCCTCGATGTGGGTTGCGCCCGTGGCTACGCGGTCAAGGCGCTAAAGCAGATTGGGATTCAGGCATGGGGATATGACATTTCTGAGTGGGCCATTGCGAACTGCGACCCGGACGTGAAGCGATGGGTTTCAAATAAAATGTGGAATTGTAATTATGATTTCGTATATAGCCTGAACACACTCGAACACGTGCAGGAGGATGAGTTGCCCGAGTTGCTTCGTAAAATGTGCGCGATGGCGCGGGCCAAGGTTTTCATTCTGGTCCCGCTCGCCTACGCGAATGGCAAGTTTATCCACCCGAAAGAGGAGTTGGACGAAACGCATGTTTTGCGATGGACGTTTGACGTGTGGATGCGCGCACTCAGCGGCGTAAGCACAGACTTCACGGTGTCGGGATCATATTTCTATCCCGGCCTGAAACCGGCAGCGGAAGAGTCCCCGACCGGCTACGGATTTTTCATTATGGAAAGGTCAAACTAAAATGGCATCAATCGGATTAACATTCAACATATACAACGACGCACTGGCGCTGCCCGGCCTGCTTGAGAACGCGGCCCCGTTTTTCGACGATATTACGGCAGTCCATGCGGGACCGAACGGCAAGCTTTCGGACGACGGCACCATTGAAATCCTCGAACGATGGGGCGTGCGTATCTGCATGTCGTCCATCAACGAAGGCTTCGGGGCGGTCAGAACGCAATGTATTCGCGAAAGCATGACGGATTGGGTGATGATCATGGACGCCGACGAACGGTTTTTCCCACTAATGCCAGCGTTGACGTGTGAAGGGACTGAAAAGTATCCCGATATCGACGCTCCGAATTTGACCGTTATCAATGAAGGCAAGATTTACAACCAGGGCGCATTGCTTCGGAAGGTGATCGAAACCCCGGGAGCGTTCGCGATTCGTACATCCAGGCGTCATTGGTTCGACTACTCCATGAAACGACCCACCCAGAACTGGCAGACCGTCGAGCCAGACTGGCAGCTTCGGATCGTCAAGAACGACCCCCGCGTTCGGTACACGTCAAACGTGAAAATGCATGAACGAATTGTGTTCGGTGACACGGGCAAGGAACCGTCTCATGTTGCGTTCAATCAGGAGCTTACAAACGCGCTTTACCACGATCATTTTCATTGCTTCTGGAAGCCACAGGAACCGGCGCAACGGGAACATGACGTTCGTATTTACGACGCGCTTTGCAACAACACAGACATTCCCAGCGAATGAAACTTCTCAACATCGGATGCGGAGCAACCCGGCTCGGAAATCCATGGACGAACGTGGATACGCTCAAGAAGTTCTTTTCGACTGACGAGCGGTTTGGTGGTGAGCTTGAAGAAATCAACAAGGAACCCAACTACGTTGAGCATGACATCACGGTGTTGCCGTGGCCGTTCCCTGAAAATGAGTTTGATGCGGTTCTGGCGAGCCATGTAATTGAGCATTTCGATTGCCGGGTTGGATCGGCGATTATGTCGGAAGCGAGGCGGGTTCTCAAGCCGGACGGGCTTCTTGTGGTGAGCGTTCCAGATGTCACTTATTTTCGGTCGGTCTATCGTGATGACCGCAACGAGAACTGGCATCAGCTGTTTGGGATCACCGATCCCAAGAACCCCATTCCGACATGGTTCGAGGCCGCGTTGTGGTTCAATGAGCACCACGCCATTCTTGCGGATGATTCGGTGTGGGCATACTTCATTCGGGCTGGGTTCAAAGTGGAATCCATTCGCCAATGGGAACCGGACGCGACAACCGGGGAAAACCCATTGCGCGACATAATCAAGGGCGTTTTGAACAGATCAAAATTCTCGCTGGTAATGATCGGGAGGAAATAATGGAGCTCAAACACTCATTCACAAGCACGGGCCACAAGTTTTTCCATCATGAAGAGGCGATGGCAAAGCTGAGGAATGGTCAGGGGATGCCCATTGTCACGCATCTGATGCCGACTGATGTGTGCCAGCACACGTGCGCATTCTGTTCGGTTGTCACCCGAGACGGGAAGGCGCTTTCGCTTTCACAGATTGCCGGATACCTCGATCAATTGGTTCCGATTGGGTTGAAGTCCGTTATTATCAGCGGTGGCGGAAACCCGATTTTGTTTCGGTGCCGAGACACCGGGAAAGGATTCAACGACCTGGCATGGATGATTCACTCCAGGGGTCTTGAAATCGGATTGATCACGAACGGGATGCCGTTGAAAACGTATGCCAGCGGACGAAATAGTTGGCGCACGGTCGCCCCGTCAACGCTGGACTTGTTCAAGTGGATTCGCATTTCCATGAGCGGACTGGATCACAAAGAGCGCGAAGTCTACGTTCCAGACATTGACCGCGACCTTACGACTCTCGGATTCAGCTATGTTTACCATGACATTTACGAGGAACCTGCCGAGACGAACCATGGCAAGGTGGCGACCCCGGAAGAGTGGGGCGGGAAGGGGCGGGTCCAGATGGGCAAGGATCGGTTGCCATGGATACAATCCATGATCACGGGATACGTGAACGCATGTTCCCCCCGCTACGTGCGTCTCCTGCCGAACTGTAACCAACCGGATTTAATCGCCAGCCGATGCGAGGAACTTCAAGCGGTGGCAAATGCCATTGACCCTGACGTGGTGTTCGTGCAATACAAGCCGCCACAAGCGCCGAACAAATGTTTTCTAGGATACGTTCACCCGGTCTTAAATAGCGATGGATACGTTTACCCGTGCGACAGTTGCGTTCTCAACGCAGCGGCTGGACACAAGTTTGCAGAGCCGTGGAGGGTGTGCCGATGGGATGAGATTGGCGAACTGTATAAGCGGCCGGTGGAATCCCTTGTGGATCCCAAGAAACTTTGCCCCGGGTGCGTGTTCACCCAAAGCAACTTGATCCTCGAACAAGTAGTAAATGGAATGAAAACACAACCCCCGGCACAAGTGCCAATCCACCCAAACTTTGTCTGATTATGCCAACAATAAACGTCATCGGAAATAAGGTTCTGGTCAGGTTCCGCGAATGGAAAGAGGAAGGGATCATCCATATCCCCGACAAATATAAGCCGCAACCCGTCGAAGCGGACGTTGTGGCGGTTGGTCCCAAGGCGCATTGGGCTATTGAACCCGGTCAAAAGGTTCTTGTGTCGCGCATGGTGGGGACGTATTTTGACTTTGATGGAGACCGGGTTTGTTTGGTGCCGGATTCAGGAATCATTTTAATTGATGAGGTGGATAAATCGCCTCCAGTTGTCGGGAAACAAAACAACAGCGCCTAGATGCGCAGAAAGAAAACATAATGTCAATCGCACTCGTTTACTGGATATTGATGCTGCTTTGGCTGGTATTCGGAATTTGGTCGGGGTGGCCGATGACCGGCGCAAACGTTCGCCCATTGGGCGGCACATTGCTTCTGTTCATCCTGCTTGTGTTGCTGGGGTGGAGAGCGTTCGGACCACCGATTCATTCGTGAATCGCAAAAAGCACCTATGACGCCTGACGCCGCCATTGCGCTTATGGTTGGTATGATGCTGGGAGCGTGGTTAGGAGTTGCGCTGGCTACGACTGATATGTGGTGGCCGATATGGTACAAACAGCGTTTATCCTCAGCGAACGACAAGCTGAGCCACAGGAGCCAGTAAACCAGAAACGAAACTTATGGAACAAAACTCAACTCAAACCGAAAGCGCGGCTCCTGTTGGCTCCGGCGCTTTGTTAGGTGCGTTCGTGGAATTTCCGAAAATCACTCGGCTGTCCCGCGATTGCATCATCACGGAAAAGCTCGACGGCACAAACGCGCAAGTCTGCATAACGGAAGATGGCAAGCTGCTCGTTGGAAGCCGGACGCGATGGATAACTCCAGAGCAGGACAACTACGGATTCGCGGCGTGGGCACTCGCTCACCGCGATAAATTGATGACTCTCGGCGTCGGGCGTCACTTCGGCGAATGGTGGGGTCAAGGCATCCAGCGAAAATACGGCATGACCGAAAAGCGGTGGAGTCTGTTCAACGTCTCGCGATGGTGTCTGGCTGGTGAAACGCCGCAACGCATACCGACCGCTGACCCGCGCATCGAGAAATACCAAGACGTGCTGCCCGCGTGCTGCTCGCTCGTGCCTGTGATGTATCGCGACATCTTCACAACGGACGCCTGCGAAGCGGCAATCGCTGACCTACGCGCAAACGGTAGCAAGGCTGCTCCCGGCTTTCTGAAACCCGAAGGCATCATCTGTTTCCACGTCGCTGGGAATTTCGGCTTCAAAAAGACTCTCGAAAAGGACGACGTGCCGAAAGCACTGCAAGCACCTAACGACAAGGTGAGAAATCCCCACCCCAACAAAACGTTATGACCAAAAACACCAAACAAACCACCACCGGCTCCACCGAAGCCCCAGACGCGCCGGGTGGGGATTTATCTCCACCGCTTGGTTCTGCTGTCCTTCGGCTCACGCTGAAACGGAAGTGGTTCGACATGATCGCCAGCGGAGAGAAGCGCGAGGAATACCGAACCCCGAAAAGGTGGATTCTGTCGCGGCTGGAAGGGAAGAAATATGGATCGGTTGAATTTAGCAATGGCTATGGGAAAGGCGTGCCCGTCGTTACGCTGGAATATCTCGGATGGAGCTATGGCACTGGCCGCCGCGAGTGGGGAGGCACAGGACACAAGGTTGCTGTGATCCATATGGGGCGGATTTTGAGTAAGCAGAACGTCGAAGTCACCAACAAGGAACCCACATGGACCTGAAAACAGCCAGAGAACTCGCATCCAACACCCGGTTTCTGATCTTGATTCAGGCCGTGGCAGGGGAGCGTGAGATCGCCGCGATGAAACGATGCGCCACCAAGGACAGGGCAATCGACCAAATCCGGCAGGACCAGGGAGCGGCCGACGAATGCCGCTTCTGGAAAAACATCTTGGACCACCTCAGAGCTTCAACCGCCACATCCCCGGATGAAGATTCTCAAAAAAAAGGGATTGACACCTAGGAAATAATATGGCAGACATCACGCATACGGAAGGTATTTCGGAGCAGACGCCAGTGATCGCTTCGGACGAAACCCCGACAAATCAGCAGCAACCGCCACCGCAGCCGACACCGCCTCCTCAGTCGAAAGAGATCGAGGAGCTTCGGCAAAAGCTGGAACGAACCGAGCAAGTCGCCCGGAAGTACCAGAGCGAGGTGGACCGGATGCGAAACGCATTTGCACCTGAGCAGCAAGCTCCATCATCTCCGGCGGACATCGCCGCTCAAAACGCCTACACGGCGTTGAAATCGAAGGGATTCAAGGAACAAGACGCTCAAGACATGGCCTTCGCTCTCGGATCGAGCGTGAACGCCGCCCTGCAACCCATCCTCGGCCAATTGAACGCTTCACAGGCGCATTCTCAATTGCCAAACGTGATTCAGCAGACGGCGAACTCCGACCCAATTGTGGCCGAACTACTCCAGAACCCAGCCGCATACAGGGAAATGGAGGACATCGTTCGATACAACGCCAGTCAAGGGGTCGCCCCCAACGCACAGATGGTCCAAAACGCGGCGTACATGGTGTTCGGCAGGCTCAATGCCTTGCAGCGCACCCTGCAACAACCGCAGCAACCGGCCCCAGCGCCCCTCCAGTTCGCGGGACAAACCTTCCAGGGAGCATCGGGGTTCCATATACGGCCGCAAGTAAATCCGCAGGCCAATATGAATGATGGTCAGCGCCAGCTCGACGCCGAACTGAAAGCGAGGATGGGACTCAAGTAGATCCCAACATTTTCCCAACAAGTCCCGGTCCGTAAAGGATCGGGCAACAGCGAGAAACCCGACCTAAACACGGTCGGGTTTTTCTTTGCCAAAACCAAACCTGAAACAACCCCCCCAAACCCAATGCCATCCCTCGAAATCATCGATGAATCAATTGAACCCGCTGCCGGAATCTTTCGGACGCGGGCTGATCAGACCCGTTTCCGTAGCACGTTCGGCGTGATCGAAGGAACCCCGCGTGACGGGTTTCAACCTGAGAACGTATTGAACCAGCGACAGGTCTATTCCCACATCGGCAAAGCAGGTTCTGCTTGGGAACGATACCGCAAACCCGGCAAGGAAGGCGGGGAGAACATCGTCGAATACGCCGGTATGAAATTGGTCGAGATGATCATTCCCAAAGAGGAAATGGACGAAAAGCAGGCCGACGAGGCAAGGCTCAGCCGGGATCGAATCGATGGAACCCGTTCAGTGGCCCGTGTCGGATTGGAAAAGACCGGCATGAAACCTGAAGAATCCGACTACAACACCCGCGTCGTTGATAATCCAGACGCCGATTGACCACCACCAGAATCCTCAATCAACCACCACACTAAGGAGACACAAGCACCATGGCATCCGCACCCGTTACATTTCCCTGGCTCGCCTCTGACAACGGCCAGATCGCAGTCACACGACCCCAGATTACTGATTCGAGCAACACGTTCGCTGCCTATCAGTTCGTCAAGGTCTCGTCCAACGCTCTCGCCGAATGCGCCACCGATGACGTGGTTTGCTACGGCCTTGTAATGGACCCATCGCATACCTCGACCGACGCACCTTTTGTGGCGCCGTTCGGAGAGTTGCATGAAGTCATTGACCCCGCTAATGCGCAATTCGTGGTGAACATCACGGACAGCAGCGGCACAGTCGGCAGCGGATCAACCCGTCAGATCGACGTAGCCATTGGCACTGCGTATGCTCTCTACCTCGGTAGCGGTGACTACGACGGCATCGCCTTCGTGGACAAGAGCGATACGACCAATGATTTCTTCATTGTGCAAGGGAGATACGAAGGCGACGCCTCCACCGATTTCAACGGGCGCGTTTATGTTTCGCTCGCCGATGGCGTTCGTCAGTAATCCACAACCCACTCAACCCAACATAGGAGACAAACCACCATGGCAACCACAACCTCACCAATGACGCTGGAACAGTGGGCGGATACACTGAACCGGAACATCTCGGATTATTTCCGCTACATCTACGACAAAGCACCGGAAGAATATTCCAGGCTGCTAAAGGTGGAGCCGACGAGCCGATGGTTCGACCAGTATGCCGGTGCGCAGGGCATCGCCAAGCCGGTTGCGAACCGCGACCTTGAGCCAATCCCCCAGCGTTCCCCGGTAAAGTCGAATACCAGCAAGATCATTCAGACCTCATACCGATCCGGTATGACGATTGAGCGACTGATGATCGAGGCTCCCGACGCAAACAACACCGCCCCGCTGGACAACATGCAGGACTTCATCGAGAGCGAAAAGACCTTGCGGAACCAGGTGGCGGCTGACGTTTACAACAACGGGTTTTCAGTTCAGCCCTACGACTTAACCGAAGCGGATGGTACCCAGCGGGCGCTGTTCTCGACAACGCACAAGCGGGAAGACAATGGCGCGACATTCTCGAACTTTTTGAACGTCGCCCTGCCTCCGAATTTGGCCACGATGTATGAGATCATCGCGACCTTTAAGCGGTATCAAGACAACGTGGGAAACTTCATCGGAATGGACACGGCATTTACAATGCTGATTCCTACCTTGAAACCCGACTGGATGAAGGCGGCGGATCAAATCTGCATGTCGCCCGACAACCCCGAGACGGCGGATCGTGCGGTGAATACCCTTCGTTCCAAGTTCCCGATCAGTTGCGAGCCGATCAATAACTTCACCAGCTCAACCAAGTGGTTCGTTCGTGCCGATATCTCGAAGCGATATTTCCCGATCAGGATGAAGGTGTTTTCGGAACCGCAGTTGTCGCCCCTCAAAGAAAGCGGCAACAACCCGGATGCATACTTCACTCGCATGCGTTCCATCCTCGGGGTCGGCGTGTTCGGGTCCGCCCGTGGCGTGTTCGGGGTTGGCATTTGAACCGTTAACCGGAGAACCTATCACCATGAGCGCTACAAACGCAACGGGGGCGATTTACAACGACCGACAAGGGAGTATTCCGGTTCGGCACACACTGGTAATCTCGGCTAATACGAGCACCACGGCGAAACACTGGTTGACCGTGCAGGCCAGCCCGTCGAACCCGGTTTTGCTTGAGGCTAAGGCGTGTGTGTCAACAGCTGATGGCGGTGGAAGCCCGACTCTCAGCCTTGGTTACACCGCCAGCACATACACCGATTTGCTTTCGACCGTATCGACGGCGACCGCTGCAACCGGGGGCACTGTCCTTCCGGCGAACAACGTGATCGGCCAAAAGAGGATCGATGCAGACACGGCGATTTATTATAAACAAGGTGGAACTCCCGATGGCGCGGGGGTGACAACTATTTTCCTTACCGTGACGACGATAAACACCGAGAGCGAGTAATTGCCGCTCTCAAGGAGTGAAATCCTATGAGCGACGAAAATCTCATTCTTAACGGGTCCAATGCGACCCTGAACGTGACCAATCTCGCGGCTGCACCGTCAGGAACAAGCTCCCTTACGGCGCTTCCGCTTGGCACATCGGACGATACGGCGACGGGCGAGATCGTCCTTAAAATCATCATCGTATCATGAGCCATCAACCCAATCTCATTCTGGATGGCAACAACGCCACGCTGACCGTTACGAACCTTGCTGCGGCTCCTTCGGGGGCATCAACACTTAACGGCGTTCCAATTGGCACAGTTGGAGCAACCGCCACAGGTGAGATTGCGGTGAAGGCGAAGATTGTTGGTGGTCCGTTTTACGCGACCGCGCTAGCGATCACATTTGCCACTCCGCTCAGCACGAACGCCTCGACCGGCAGCATGTTCTACTTCACGGCGACCAGCAACTTCACGCTCGCCAATCCGACTGGCGCATACAACGGCCAGCGCATCACATGGAGAATCTCGCAGGATGGCACTGGCGGGCGCATCATCACGCTGGGGACAAAATTCAATCTTGGGGATGATGTTACGGCGGTTGTCCTGTCCACCGGTGCCGGTGCCTACGATTACCTGACGGTCATTTACAACGCGCAGACCGACACGTTTGATGTGTTTCCGTTGCTGACAGGATTTTAGCCATGGCTACCGTTTATTTACCTCCGGGGAATTACGGCACCGCTGATTTCGAGACGCAGAATGATTACGTCGCGGCAGGGTTTACGGGGTTTCGAGGGAACACACTGCTTAACGCTCTGTCAGCCCCAATCTGTTCTTCGCTCGTTAACGTCCTATCGGTAGGAACCAGATCGATCACTGGAGTTGGTTTTCTTGGCGCACCGAGCTCGTTATCCGTTTTCCTTGAAGACTCCGGTGGTCAGAATATCACTTTGACGCTTACTAATTGTTACTTTGCGAGTAATGTATTTTTTGCTTGTTTTGGAAGTGTATCAATAAACGTGGTGCTCAATAACTGCGTTTTCGCTGACAACATTTACGTTGAAGCGGGAACTTTTGGAGGTATTGGAGCCTCCGCGTACGTGTATATAAACCATTGCATCGTGCTTGGTGAAGTTTTCTTGAATGATTCCTTGGGAGACATTACCGCCACGGCGAAAAACACGATTATAAATGGTCTTGCCTATCAGACTTGGAGCTTCGGCAGCGGGTCGGGTGTTGCGGTTAATCCGGCTGTTGTTTGGCCGAATACGACAAACCTCCTCACCCCAATCAATGTCGTCCCGATCAATGGAAAAGTCGGCGTGATCGGGGCCGGTCTTGCTTATGTCGGCATGCCCGTGGATGCGGCAGGGTTCTCGCGACCGTTCAAAGCGGTCAATCCATGTATCGGCCCGTGCGAATATCGACCGGCTGCGGGAGCCGGAATGAGGATTTCGGCATGAGATTTAGCATCGTATCATTAGTTCTCGCCATACTGACGTTCGCGCTGCTTGCGCTGACGAGCTGCGCCGCGCGACCTGCGGGTGAGGCGGAGGCAATTCGGTTTCTCAATGCGAAAGGATTGTAATATAATGGATAAAGAGCCAGACACGAACCGCGGAGTGGTCGGGATCAACATAAATACGGTTGTA